GCATCTTTACTACCGGGCTTTGCTTTGCCTGTAACAGCTGTTTTAAGCTTACTTCCGGGGTTATCCTTGCGATATTTTGCGACACCTTTAGAAGTCATACCAGCACCAGATTTAGTGGGGCGTTTGTGTCCACCACCTATGGTATGACCCTTCATGGAGCCACGCTTTTTACGCATAGAAGAACGTCATCATATCGATTGTGGCAACGGTATATTGCACGACCATACCATTCGGGAACAAGATGCCGTCTTCAGGAATTGTCCTATCAACAGTGGTGTTGTCGGTACCTACCGTCCTTGATTTGAACAATACCGAACCATCTTCAGGGGTATTATTGTAGAACTGAATAACCCCCGCGGTGCCCCCAGAAACAAGAGAGAAACCCTTTAGTCGCATACGCTCGGTAAAGACAGCCTGTGCTGCACCTGCTTGACTACCCACAGTTATATTCCCAGCGTATTGCGCGGAACATACTACAGATGTAACAGTCTTGAAATACTTAGCGCCGTCTACAGCCTCAGCAGAACCCGTGGAAGTTATCACTTCTGATATACTGTTTCCGTGGGTATCTGTTCCGGTAATAGTGGTTGTTTTGCCATTATCACTAGTACCAGCGGTGGTAACCGATAAAAGTCTAGCACCACCTGAAGCAAAAGACGTATTTGCTAACGTTGCTGTGGTATTGGGCCTTGCGGCTGTAACGATAAAATCTGCATCAGCTACAACCTCATCGCTAATAGTAATAGCCTGTACGTCTGAACGACCTGACATGCTAACCTCCTATAGAAGGAAGAGGGGGCGCTAACCCCCTCTAATTAATTACTCAAAGATCGTCCGGCTGATTGCCTGATAGTGAACGTCAACAGCCTCGGCTGCAGCCGCGCCCGCCTCAATCCCAATGTACGGAATAAGATCAATATTATCGGTCAATGCAGCAGTTTTTGTGGTCCCCGTAGTGACGGCGGTGCCGCCAGTAGAACCAGAGGTGGTTGTAACATTGTACTGAACACCATCAACAAAAATAGCCGCTTTTCTGTCACTGTCTATAGAGATCTTGAGGTGGTAGATCGTATTAGCGGCAACCGTAATCGGCAACGCGCTGATGTAGTCCGTGTCAGCAACACTATAGACAAAGTGAAGAAGGGTGAAATCAGTGAACGCCTCACTATTGGTTGCATCCGTCTGAAACTTGAAGAACGCCTGATTAGCATCAGTAGCGACCAACTGATCATTGGTGAGCTTCAAACCGGCCCAGAGCTTCTGGTTGTCGATTGCATTGGTATTGAGTGAGCATTCCCACTCAACCTGATTCTCCGTACCCCATTCGGTTACCTGCCAAGCAGTCTGGTTGGTGTCCAGATGAGGGGCTACGATAGCTTGATCTGCGTCTGCACCAGCTGTTGTTAGAACAATACCCGCTGCCGTCGCGTTGAAGGTACAAAGCGCCGTCGTCATGTTCGTACCAAGAACTTCGAAGTCACGATTAGCGATGCCGCGAGCGATGATGATGGCATCATTGGCAGCTGCCGTTGCGTCAGCATCAGTGAGGGGAGCCGTAGCCACCGCGTTCAGGGCTGGGCGCTGCTTAAACCCCTCATAAAGATAATACCTGCGAGTATCACGGACGGCATCACCATTAAGGGTGCGATCATGAACTACGCCCGTGTTGGCGTCCTTGCTTACAAGGTTGAAACCGTTCTCTGAACGGACGGGACCGCTAAAAGTCGTATTAGCCATGTTAATCTCCTGTCGTGGCTAGTGTCAGCTACTCAATGTAGCTGTCAGGGAATAAGAATAAGATATAGTAAAAGAAGGGGGGTAGCAAGTACCCCCCTCCTAGGTTGTTGTGGTTAGGCTCCGGGGGAACCGTAGATCCCAAGCGGATCAGACACCCCGAATGAATAACGCTCGCGGGCTTTGTACCGGCTATTACCAGTATCAAAATCAGCATCCATAGAATTGGCCATGGCACTACGTACAAAGTGCTTCAAGCCATTAGGAACGTCGGTCATAAGGAACCAAGCATCGGTATCGGTCAAATAATGATTAACGGCGTGCCCTTCAGGGATAGCGCCGTTACTGCGAATTGCATTCAAATCATTATCCGCCGTACCTACACGCCCATCAGTTTCCAACACGCGAGTTGCAACGAATTGCAATGCGGGAGGGATAATGAGTTTGCGAGGCTTGGCCGCAATCAAAAGACTGCGCTCATCGGTCCAACCAGCGATAGAAATAACGGCGGCTTCCAAGGAAGTCTCGTTAAGATCAGCACCGGAAGTAGGACGGTTTGAGTTAGTACCACCAGATACCAGTGGGTGAGCGGTAGAACATAGATATTGTCCATCGCCATAAGTGCCTGAATCAAAAGCATTGTTCAAGATAGAGGCAGCTTTTACCTGTTTGGTATACGCCATGGCACGGGCCAATGCTTTGGTATAACGAGATGACAGAGAGTCATACAAGTTATCCTCGATGGCTTCCTCAGTGATTGAGAAACCCATTGCAATGGTCTCGTGGGTATAGCGAGCAGTCCATGCTTCCTGTGCACTGTCATACGAAATGGCAGAGCCTTCGTTTTTAACAGGAGCGGCAGAAAAGCCGGAAAGCTTGGTTTCTTCTTCAAAAGAGCGATCAGACGTTTCTTTCTCAAAAATCTGAGTGTGCTCTTCGCCGTATTTAGCATACTCCATTCCGAACAGAGCGTTCAGGCCGGGAAGGAGTTCTTTAAGTAGTTGTGCGCGTGAAATAGCCATTGTCTACTCCTCCTTATACGCCGACGGTTTGATGGTAGCGGTGATAGCCTTGCGTGAATTTAACGATAAATTCAACAAAGTTACCAGAGCTGTTTTTAGTGTCTGGGACCACATCAACAACGGTCATTGGCAAAATGCTTGTCACGTTGTTAATGTACACACCCATACGACTATTACCGGTAGTTGTGAGACCCGTGTTAAGAACGAGTTCCGCATTACAGGCAAGCGCACTACCGCGAGCAACAAACGCAGGCGTAAGACCGGTGGCAGCGCCATCAGCCGTAGAACCAGCGCAGTTAACTACTCTAAACAAAGCATTTGGATCGTCACAAATATATGCTTCGATATCACTTGCAGTAGTACTCGCAGGATAGTCCTGACTATGTACAAGATAGTTAAGGTTAGGGTCCGTATAACTACATCCTAAGAATACACCAACAACACCAGGGACTACAGAAGTGTCATTCTGCAGCGTGGTGATTATAAGCGTACCATCGTTTTTGTACTGCACTACATCTCCGCAAAAGATGCCTGTAGCGTAGCCAGAAGCGATGGGAATCTTACGTGTAGCACCTGCAAAAGGCAGGCCACCAATCAAATTGACTGGTTTAAGCCCGTAGGGCTTGTCTACAGTGGGGTAAGCCATCGTATTTTATCTCCAGATAAAAGGTTCAATGTTAAGTCCCCGTACCAAAAGTGTTCTTGGACTGCCGCTCAGAGAAGAGTGGCATACGAGGATCATTTTCTCTCATAAGGTTGTTATCAACCGATTCCATTTGCGCCTGGGTCTGTTGCCGATAGTACCCATTACGCTCTGAAACCAGTTCTTCTGGAGCTTTACAAAGCATCAAGCCACCAATCACAATATTATCTTTGAATTTATCGACTTCAACGGTAACCATTGTGATCTCTGGATGGTCTGCTGCTTTTACAGGCTCCCAACCCTCACGAAGTTTTGAAGAAACATTGGTAGCATCTACTTGCCCCTGCGTGCTTACTCTTATCCAACGAAATCCATAACCCGGCTCGGGATTCGGGGATGGCAAAAGTTCGGGTCGTTGCCAAGCCTTTTTCTGGGTCGTTTTCTCGCGGGTGGTATTCTCACGGGCAATACGATTTTCAGCCATTTGCTTTCCTCATCTCTTCTGCAACCTTCTCGGCGTATAATTTCAAAGGGACGCTAAGTCTGTTAGCGATATTCACCTGTGTTTGCGTTAGCGTTATTTTCTTTGGCGCTGTGCTCCGCGTTGCGGGTGCAACCACATTCGATTGTCGCTTAGGCTTAGCGTGCAGTACTTCTTCGGCACCCGAAAAACTTTCGGGGAACATGGTTTGCATACGAGAATCTAACTTCTCGTAGTATTCGTCACCGTTCGGGTCTACACCCGATTTAACAAGTTTATTATGCACACCCATCGCAAAACTTGTCATCTCGTCATCCGGCCCAAACCAGTCTGAATTGACTCGCGCCCATTCAACTGCTCGTGGGTCCACTGCGGGGGTGGATTCAGCGTCTACTGGTACAGGAGAAACATCTTCTTGTAAAGCAGGTAATTTAAAATTATTTAACCTATCGGATCTAATCTTAGCAGAAGTCAAACTTTCCTGTGCAGTAACAACGGCATCTGAATCACCTGCTTCATACGCTTCTTTATATGCTGTTTTAGCCGTTTCAAGCTCATTGGTGGCGGAACGCTTAGCTTGATCAAGCATAGCTGTTTGGTTTTTACCGACAGTGCCTTTTAACTCTTTATTCTCATCAACTAACCGCTGGGCGAAAGTCTCCAATTCCTGCCGCTCACGAAGAGCTTGCTCCTTTGAACGGCGTTCATCATGATACCCCTTGCTGAAATGCTTGATCCGGTTACGGACCTTATCGGAGTATTCCTCCAGCTCTTCGTCAGTGACATCCGCAGGTGGTTCGGAAATCTTACGTCCCCTGTCAGCCTTTGGCGTATCATCGACAACCTCGATATCGTATTCAGCAGCGTCAACCTTTTCCTTATCCGCGGCGGGCTTGCCAGAAAGATCAACCTCAACCGCGCTGGAACCCTCAATGTCAATATCAGGAGATGGAGTAGATTCATCGGGAAACTCATAAGTTACTTTCTGAAAAGCCATATCGTGTTCCTATACCCTGCAGATGCCACGAGGATCGGGGATAACCGCCTCGACAGAATCGTCATTCATCAAACGGAATTCTTTACCGTTAACCGTAAATCGTGTCCCCGTGTTCATACGAAACATAACGTAGTCCCCTACTTTACACCAAGCACCATCAGGAAAGCGCTCATCGTCTGTAAACGCGCCCTTCCCCATGTCTATTACAATCCCCATAATGGAAGTAATGTACTCGCGATGCTTCTCACTTTCAGTTTTAAGTAAGGTGCCACCTTCATAATAATCATTGATGTCAGGTAAGGCTACCAAGATACGGTACCCACAAGGTATAGGAAGTTGTGCTTCCCAATCTGCATCGGGAGTTATTGCTGTAACTGTTTCAGTCATCGTCATCACCTTCTAGTTGATTGCGCGCAAGGTCTTCTACATGGGATACACAGGTGTTGAGACCTCGAATCAAACCCGTAACCTCCTTGTACTGGGCGAAGTCCTTCGCTCCTCCAGATCCAAGAAACTGTAGTGCAGAGGATTTCTCCTCGTTCATTTTTTCTATAAGCACGTCAAAGACGGTTCTCGCCATAATTAATCTTTCTTAGCATCACTGAGTAACTTAACCACCTCTAGACTTGTTTTGCTGTCTTCTGTGCGCATATCAGCCCGCATTTTCACGCCAGCTTTTTTAGCGTCTATGCCAACTTCAAGCTTCTCTAGCTCCAGCCGTTGCTCTTCAAACGTAACATCCGCTCTATCTTTAGTAGTTTTACGCTTCTGCTCTTCCTGCTTGATCCGCATATCACCAGCATCTTTCTGGCTTTTACGCTGCACTTCTTGCGCCTTTATTTGCAATTCCTGCTGCTGCATCTGGATGATAGGATCTTCCGCCTGCTTCTTCGCTTCTTGTTGCGCCGCCTCTTGTTGATGTTGTTGCGTAATTTGTTTGCCCGCCTCTGCGACAACCCGCGCCAGATTCACTTCTATCTCTTCTGGAAGTTCTTGCCCCGGCGGTGGTAATGGCACTCCCATTTTCTCTTCTATCTGTCTCCGATACTTAAACCCTAGATGCTCAGCTATATGTGCCTGTAACGAAGCTCCAATTTGCTGCGCCTGTGGGTTTTGCCCAATCATCTGTGCAACCTGCGGATCTTGTATAAACGCCATATGCGCGCCGATGTGTGCTTCGTGATCTTGATAGATAAACGCCTTCATAGGCTTCCCGTTTAACGAATCCATATTCTCACTTACAGGATCAACGGGGGTCATATCAGTCTCAATAGGTACAAGCTTGTCCGCATTCTTGACCCCAAGAACTTCAATCATCTGCCTGTGTAACTGCGGTAAATCATAAATCTGCGGCGCAGCCTGGGACATCTGCAAGACCGCTTGATACTGCACGACACGCTGCGCCATCGTAGAACTGTTAGGATCACTAACAGGGATAACATCCACCATCGCATAATCGGCTTGCCGAGCACCAACTTCCCCCCGCAGGGGCTGATAAGAATATTCGGCATCTGCATACTCAGCCATTAAAACCTTGAGGAGTTTAAACTCCTGCTTCATGGCATAATGAACACGGGCTTGCACCGCAGCCATGGGTTTCAATGTACGTTCCAGAAGTGCTAGCGTTGTACCCACCGGGGCATTAGCAGACATATCAGATATGTTCATGTCACTGATTGCCCCTAACCGGCGACCTTCAGTGGTAATCTGATTAAGCAATGCTAGAAGTGTCTGACTAGGCTCCTTATACGGAAGAGGCATAATGTTGTCACGGATACTGCCGGACGGCACATCTACATCTTTCCACTCTCCCGGCTCAATAGGAGTATCATCTCCTTTAATCCGCAGGCCGCGAGATTTCAAACCCCCAGGTAAATTAGAGAGCGTACCGGCGTCAACAAGTTGCCGGATCAGGGAAGTCCCCGCACGAGCATACCCACCAATAATATGGACAAGCCCAAGGCCATAGAAACCAAATCCAGGTACATAGGGGTAATGCACAAAATGCTGACGTTTGAGCATTAGTTCATCATCAGGATTCCAGTTCCTGCGAACTGCAAGAATTTCTCCTGAACCACGCTCAATAGTAACTACGTATGGTTTAGCGATCTCCTCGTCGGAGTCATCAAACCCTTCAATGACAAGATCAGCGTGCACTTCGTATATCGCATACCGGTCATCGTCGGTAAGAGAGTACCCTCCCTCTTCGGCCTTACGAAGTTCTATATCTGAATGATACGGTTCTGGGTCTCCCAGATCTACATCACGATAAAACTCACTGGCCTGTAATTTTTTAAGTTCATTCTTTGTTTTCCGCATGACGTGCGTAACACGCTCTGCCGTTTCAATATGAGAAGCCCCATAAGGTACAACGCAATCTTCTGCGGGTATAAACAGAGCAACCTGCCGCCCAATATTAGGATCGTAGTAAACTTTCTTGAACGCAGAACCAGCCAGACCCAAACTATACAACATACGCTCATGCTCGGGGCGGTACTCGACCATGTTCTCGGTCAACTCATAATTCATATCCGCCTTTACGCGGGCCGCAGCTTCATCTTTCTCTTTAGTCTCTTCCCCAAGTATCTTGGTCCTTACTGGACCGGAAGCAGGGAAAGTCTCACTCATAGTCTCCGCTTGAAACCGGATCGCGGCCTCAGCTAAAACCGTGGAATACACCCCACAGGCACCTTCCCAGGGATCAGTACGCTCTTCGTACTTGAACCCAAGTACATCCAGGCCCTTTACAAAAGTATCCGCCCACTCCTTACGACTATCTATATCGGCGTCAATAAGCCCGACAATATCTGTAGAGAGCAAAGAACGCTCGGAGTCATCCATATCCTCGGCCAAATTACCATCAAACGGCATGTCCGAGGAATCTGCGCCGGGGATCAAAGTTATCTCTACACTACCATCATCCAACGTAACCATGTCCGGGTTAACGATCTCAATCTCTAACCCTCCCTCGGGTGGTACCCCGTTGTCGGGCAGCTCTTCCTCTACGCTTTGAGGAGCGGAATACAACCCTTTTTCAATCGCCATAGAATCAATCCTTAATAATAACCGCTAGATGGCCGCCTGAAATACCGAACATCCTCCGGCTCATCAGTAGGCAACCGAATAAAACCTCCCTGACGGAAGCGCATAAGGGCCATAACCGTAGAGTCAACCAGATCATCATGGCTCATAAACGGGAATCCTGCAATCTCTTCTATAACCTCTTCTGCCCAGCGATTCTCAGGAACCCAACACAACCCCGAAGCCACAATATCAGCAACAGAGTTCAAACGCGCTAACTTATCACCTGACCCTCTATGAGGTGTATACTCCTGTACAGGTAAACCCATCCTACGCATCTCCTGATACAGTGCAGTACCTGAACTCTTTTTCTCCACAATAAACGCGTCAGGCTCCCACTCACCATACTCTTCCATAGCAAGCTCTTTGAGTTCTGGAAACTCCATACGCTTTTTTATACTATTTAACAATATTATATTATACGCATCCACCTGCTCATTCAGAAACACTCCCCAAGTCGTAAGAGCGGTAAAGTCAGCACGATTATGCGTTTCTGCGGCTGCATCCAGAGACATTATAATGTATTCACAAGAAGGGGGTTTATCCTCCTTCCAAACATTCCACCACTCACGCTTGACCAACGCGGCTTCTTCCGCGGTAGGCTCCTGTTGATACTGTGCATTCCACTGAAACGCGGGCATGGACGCCTTAGTGCGTAATAACGCATCCAAATCGAAGAACTCAGGCCATAACGGCTTCTGCTCTGATTTTTTGGTCTCTTTATTCACTATATCTAGTATGGCAGGAAATTCGACCACCTCATATTGATCAGCGCGCTCATTCTGGGCCATATCTCTGGTTACCCGCCCGGTGAGATCATCCATATGCCACCGGGTCTGGATAATAGCCACACGGCCCCGCGGCATCAATCGTGTTCTGGCCCCGAAAGTGAACCACTCGTAGGCTTTTTCAAATGTTTCAAAGTTTCCGTTAATGACATCTTGTTCAGAATGGGGGTCATCAATAAGTAGTAGATCAGCACCGCGGCCAGCAATAGATGAGCCGATACCACATGCATAATACTCTCCTCCAGAGTTGGTATTCCACCGCCCCGCCGATTTAGAGTCCACTGCAAGCTTCACAGTGGGGAAAATAGCCCTGTATTCATCCGTAGATATCAAATTCCGTACCTTACGACCAAAATCTACCGCTAAATCAGTGGTATGGGACACCATCATGACTTTCTTGTTCGGATTCCTACCTAAAAACCATGCGGGAAAGAAAATAGATACTAATTGTGACTTGCCATGACGCGGGGGGATGTTAACACAG